CAATGTTGATGCCCGAAGTGGAATACTCGAAGCGCAACCCCATCCTAGTGACGGAGACGGCCAATGAATGGACGGATGTACTTTGTATTACCGCCTGAGCTTGCCGAACCCGTGGCGGAGATCGCACGCAGGCGCATGATGAGCCGCAGCGCGTTTGCGACAGGCTCTGCTAGAGAAGCTGGAACGTGACGGTTATTGCCTCATTCCACAACGCGCGGCCTAACACTACACATTACGCGATAGGAGAAACTTGAATGAAGCCTAAAAACGAAGAGGCCGGAGGGGTGGAGCCCGCCGACCTCGAAAGCACTTCTAAATTGGCAAGCCCTTCTAACCCAGCCGTCGAATCGACGCAAGAGGAGACTGAACGGGTAATTGATTGGGAGAATGACCCAGCCCTCGTCCTGCATGACCAAGCCGCGACCGCGGTCTTTTTCAACCGTGCCGGGGAGCTTGTCATCAAGCAGCGTGACACCCTCGGCTCCGAAGGCGCCATCTTCGTCGCGCCCGAGAACGTCGAGAAGTTCGTGCATGGGCTCCGCGATTCGAGCTCTTCCTGCCCTTCCGAAGAAGTGGCGCGTGGTCGATGGGGGCGGAAATGAATAAGCGCAAACGGTTCAAAGGTGGCGGAAGGAGGTTCATTCAATTGTATACGAACGTCAAACGCTCCCAGGCCTACCATGACTTAGACGTGTATGCGCGGGCCGCGCTGTTCGAGTTGCTCGACCGATACACCGGCATCAACAACGGAATGATTGGTCTTGGCTGTCGGGAGTTGGCAGGTGCAATCAGGTGTTCCCGCGACCGAGCCGCAAAGGCTTTAAGAGACTTAGACGATAGCGGATTGGCGCAACCGCTGACTGCGGGGGTGTGGAGAAGCAAGAGAGCCACCGAATGGCGGCTGACTTTCTTCCCCTGCCACAAGACTGGCGAACTTCCAAAGCTGAACTGGGAACCTCGTTCTCAGTCCGCCAGGAAGGACACTAAAGTCCGTGTAGAAGGACACAAGGCTCATCTCAGTCCGTCTGGTAGGACGCAAGAGCCAAAAAGTTCAATGAATGTGATTCCTCTCAGTCCGCGTGGAAGGACACATATAGATATATACCAGGGGAGACAGCGCACGGATAAGGGAGGGGATAGCGCTGAGGGGATAGAACCTCTTACTGAGCCTCTTAAAACTATCGTTGGTCCAATTTCGCCCGAGGTGAGTTGCCTCTTGGCTCGCGAGTTGGCTGACAGCGATCCGCAAATGGCATGGGCCTTGATGGCCTCTTTCGTTGGGGCTCAACAGGAGGCGGCAGCATGAGTGAACCATCTTAGTAGCAGGAGATAAAAGCCTCGCTTGAGTGGGGCGCGTCGTTTGCCGCTAACTGATGAGCAGCGGAAACTCTCAGGCCGTTCTGCGCTCAGATTGCTGGTGAGGGCTTTGTTCCGAGGCTCTAGTGCCGAAGGCAAGCGCCCTAGCGAGATCAAGAGTAGCTCAAAACCACTCCACCAATTCACTGAGAACAAGGAGGAACAGCCAAAATGCCCGGCAAGGGACGACCATTTGTAAAAGGCGTAAGTGGCAATCCAGGGGGAAGGCCAAGGGTGCTTGGAGATGTGCAAGAGCTTGCACGTCAACAGTCACCTGAAGCGATCATCACGCTTGCTACAATTATGCAAGATCAAAAAGCTGCGCCTGCAGCACGGGTGGCCGCTGCCAACTCGCTGCTTGATCGAGGATACGGCAAACCAGCTCAGCCAATCTCGCAGACGCTCACGAAAATTGATGCGAGCACGATGAGCGATGCAGAGCTCGCAGCCATCGTGCGGAATGGAGTTCAAGCTGATGACCGACGGCACTAACTCGGTTGCGGCGGCAGAAGAGCTTCTCAAACGTCGAACAACACGCAGAAGCTTGGCGGAGTGGGCCAGGCACAAGGGCTTCGAGCCTGCAAAGCACCACCAGCTAATCATCAGCGAGATGGAGGCATTTCTCGGAAGCGATGATGAGGTGTTGCTGCTCTTTGCTCCACCAGGATCGGCCAAAAGCACCTATGTCTCGATTCTGCTGCCCTCATGGTATCTCGCCAACAACCCAAGTCACAGCATTCTGGCTGCGACACACTCGGTCGAGTTCGCCGAGCGCTGGGGCAGGCGCGTCCGTAACGACATCGCCGCAGATGAGCACGTTCTCGGCATCAAGCTCTCAGAAGACAGCAAGGCTGCTGCTCGATGGTCCTTGGAAACCGGAGGTGAGTATTACGGCGTCGGTGCAGGCACCGGCATATCCGGCTTCCGTGCCAATCTTGGTGTCGGTGATGACTTGTTTGGCTCGCGTGAGGATGCTTATAGCGAGACCGTGAGGCAGAAGCGGTGGGACTGGTATCAGGACGATTTCAGCGCCCGCCTTAAGCCAGCTGCCAAGCGTATCTTGATGAACACGCGCTGGCATGAGGAGGACGTTGCAGGCCGGGTGCTTGAGCAGATCGAACGTAAGGATATAAGGGGGCGCGTGATTTCAATCCCAGCCATTGCAGAAGCCGATGATGCTTTGGGACGCGCTTCGGGGGAATACCTGTGGGACGAACCGGGAGGCTACAATTATGGCGCCTTCTTGAGAGCACGTCAGCGCGAGACAAGCCCCATGATGTGGGCTGCTCTCTACCAGCAGCGGCCGGCTCCCGAAGAGGGAGATTACTTCAAAGCAGATTGGCTTAAGCCTTATGATGTGGCTCCGCCCCGAGATACGCTGAGGATCTATGGCGGATCTGATTACGCTGTTACCGCGGATGGCGGGGATTACACGGTGCATGTGGTTGTCGGGTTGGATCCCGATGGCCGTATGTATGTGCTGGACTTGTGGCGCAAGCAGACCGCGTCCGATGAATGGATCGAAGCCTTCTGCAACCTCGTGAGCGCATGGAAGCCGGTCGGCTGGGCAGAGGAAAAGGGACAGATCAGCGCTGGCGTTGGTCCTGCTCTCGATAAGCGGCAACGCGAGCGCAAAGCCTTTTGCTACCGGCAGCAATTCCCAACGCGAGGCGATAAGGCAATTAGAGCGCAATCAGTCCGCGGCAGGATGGCGCTCGAAGGTCTTTACGTACCCAAGCAAGCCAGTTGGTACTCTGGTCTTCGATCCGAGCTGCTGAGTTTCCCAGCTGGAAAGCATGATGACCAAGTTGACGCCCTCGGTCTCGTCGGGCAGCTGCTGGACCAGATGGTTCCCGGGCAAAAGCCGAAGGCACCTGAGAAGCCGAAGCCTGACAGTGGGTATCGTCCCTTGGCGTTCGCTGAGCGGCCAGGGGATTGGCTGCTTTATTAGGGTCGACTTACCGCGTTCCAGATTGTGGAAGCGGCGAATGAGCGACTCGTCTACTTTCTCAGGGCACTTGCCGACGAAGGCTACCCGGACGAGCTAATTGCTGACGTCACGATGGCATCGGGCGTAGTCCTTATTGATGAAGTCTACGGCCGCGACGCGCTCGTTCGCCATCTTGCTCGGCTCGCGCTGACGGCATCCGATTCGCAAAGCCGACATGTCCATCGCCCCGAAGTTTTTGCAATGATTGGGGAGCATCCAATGCATGCGTGACGCTCCCGAACCGCAGCTGCGCGTGAATGAGGAGCGAGAACTGTACCAGTGCCGACGCAGATCTTCACGTTAGCGCGTCGCCTTTGTGGCAACGTTTGGCTTTCCGAAAACATCAAAGATGTCTTCTCGGTTGTTGTGAACTTCATAAAATCCAGACCTCCATCGCACCAAACGTGCTTCGCTTCAGGCAACTCAAGCAACACTCGGTCATAGCTCGCCACGTGATCGCGGTTATTCCTGAAAGGGACTTCCACCTCGGCCAAACTCCAGGCGCTCTCCAGGCGACGACGTTCAACTGGAATACTACGAGGACGGCTATCCCAAGCTTCCGACGTGTCTCGACCGGAGGGGGAAGCTCGAACCACTAGCGGAGGGGGCATGAAAGGGCGGCCCGGCGCCGACAATCCGCCTGGGGGGCAAGGGAAAGCACTGGGCCTAACCAGTCGGGGAAGGTGGTTCTCTCGACTGGCTATCCGAGAACAGAAGTGGCTGATGTTCCAACAGGTTTCGACACCACTCATGACGGGAGCGCGCCCAAAAAGGGAGAAGCCCCGAAGGGGGAGCCAACGGGGCTTTCAGTTTGAACGGTGAGATGGCGTCTACTGCTGACCATGCGGCCATCAGAATGTTGTTGATAACACAACCACGCTCCTTGGGGTGTCGCATTTTGGCAACGCCATGGGAGAAAAGCAACGGGCGCCCGCCGAAGCGAGCGCCCTTGCCAACCGTGAGGAGTAACTGAACTTTACATCTTCTTAGAGCATTTCTTGGCGGTGTCATCCCACACGCCGCCAGCCTTGTCGCAACTAGCTTTGTCGGTTGCTTTAGTAACGTCGTCTTGAGCGAAGGCAGGGCCGCTAAAGCCAAGTGCCAACGCTAGGGCAAGCATCGAAATAAGTGTCTTCATGGCGTTCTCCCTTTTACGCTTACTGCTGGGGGCTTGAGAAAACGCTTTAGCACCAGCACTTGTTCCAGCGCCCGAAGCGAGCCGGGCTTGGCACAGGAGCGTGCTACGGTCTCGGGGTGTTTAGCGCTAGGCTAGAACGACTCCGCCAGGTTGACCGCCTGGCTGTGCTGGCTGCCGCGACCCTGCTCACG